GCCTGAACGCGGGCACGCTCGGTCTCACCACCACCTACCGCTGCCCGAAGACCGTGGTCGCTCTGGCCAACACGATTGTGGCGGACTACACCGCCGCGCCGTCCGCCCCGGAAGGCGAAGTGCTCGACATGACGCTGACGGCCGCGGTCAACACGCTGGTCGTCGGCGACGCGGTTCTTTCCCGCCTGAACGCTCCGCTGATGAACATCTGCCTCTCCCTCATTCGCAAGGGCACCCCGGCCCGCGTCGAGGGCCGCGACATTGGCCAGCAACTGGTCGGCATGGTCCGCAAGCTGAAGGCGAAGAGCGTCCCCGATTTTCTCCGGAAACTCGAGGCCTGGGGCGACAAGCAGGTTGCTCGCGCCCGCGCCGCCGGTGGCAAGTTCGTGCAGAGCAAGGTCGAGCTGGCGCAGGACCAAGTCGCGACGCTGACGGCGGTTGCTGAAGGTTGCGCGAACGTCGCGCAGGTCGAGGCCCGCATCACGGAAATTTTCCAGGACAGCGCTGGCAACCGGACGCCCGCGGTTGTCTGCTCGTCGGTCCACAAGGCGAAGGGGCTCGAGTGGAATCGGGTTTGCCTCGTGAGCAGCACGTTCAAGCACGCGACGGCGGACGCGAGCAGCGAAGAAGCGAATATCTTTTACGTCGCGGTGACCCGCGCGAAGAAAACCTTAATCCGGGGAGTCTAAACATGAGGATGCACCTTCTGGGCCTGCCTAACGCACCCGTCAACCCAGACTACTCGCTCGACGGCTTCGCGGTCGCCGGGCATCGTTTCGCGCGGATGCTGAAACACATGGGGCACCACGTCACGCTCTACGGGGCGGAGCACAGCAACGCGCCGTGCGATGAGTTCGTGCAAATCATCTCGGAGCGCGAGCGGAAGGCCCTGCTCGAGGCTGCACCGGCGGGGAACTGTCAATATCAACATGTCGTGATGGACGAGTCCCGGCCGCTCTGGCAACTGTCCAACGCCCGTGCCGCGGCTGAAGTGGCGCTCCGGAAAAGGAAAGGCGACATGCTGCTCACCATCGGCGGCGCGTCGCAGAAACTCGTGTTCGATTTCAACCCGGACCTGCTCGACGTGGAATACTCCATCGGCTACGAGGGAAACTTCTGCAAGCATCGCGTGTTCGAGAGTTTCTCGCACATGCACGCGTCCTACGGTAAGCAGTGGATTTCGGACGGCCGCTTCTACGACACCGTCATCCCGCTGTTCTTCGACCCCGACCAGTTCCAGTTCTCCGACCTTCCCGGGGACTACGTGCTTTTCGTCGGCCGCATCATCGAGAAAAAGGGAATCGCTGTGGCCTGTCAAGCGGCTACCGCAGCGGGCGTAAAGCTGAAAATCATCGGGCACGGCGAGGGAGACCTCAAGAAGCTCATCACCGGCGACCACGAATTTCTCGGTGCCGTTGACTGGCAGACCCGCAACGAAGTTATGCGCCACGCCCGCGCGGTGTTGTGTCCCACGCTCTACGTGGAGCCCTTCAACTGCGTCGCTGTAGAAGCGCAGATGTGCGGGACGCCAGCCATTTCGACGAACTGGGGCGGGTTCACGGAAACCATCGAGCCAGGGAAAACGGGTTTCCGCTGCTCTTACCTGGGGGAGTTCGTCCGGGCGATTCGGGACGTGGAAAAGCTGGACCGCGGTTACATCGCGGAGCGAGCGCGCCGCAGGTATTCGATGTGGAACCTGTGCGCCGATTACCAGCGCTATTTCGACCGGCTCATGACCCGCTGGGGTGCGGGTTGGAATTCCCTCGACTGAAAAGGAGCGCGGGTTCTTTCCGGAGCAGTTTCATCACCGTCGGCGAATGGTCGTCGCGGTTCTCCGAGGGCCCGGTGCAGACCGGCTCATACGGGTCGTCGAACCGGAAAAGTTTTCGGCACGCTGGGCACTCGTAAATATACACGCCGCGCGTCACGAGGTGTGAGCCCGGGACGACGCGGGTGTAGGTGAGGAGGGGTCGCTTAGGCGAACTCATAGCCCCACGCGCCGAAGTTCGGGACGTTGGTCGCGATGGAGTCGGCCTTTGCCTGGAGGATGCCCGCGCTCGGGATGACCCACCAGCCGTTGCCCACGAGGGGCACACCGGGCGTGATGACTTGGTTCTCTACAAGCACCGTGCCTTCGCCTCCCGCCTCCCGCGAGAGAAAAGCGTTGTGCGTTGTGGTCAGGACGTTGAACATGTAGGTCCGCATGATTCCTGTGACTGCGGTTGCCGTGTAAACTGTCGCGTAAGACGCCGTGAGGGCCGTCGGGACGCGAAGTTCTTTTGGTGTATAGGTTGCCATGATTTTTAGAAGGTCGTGATGACCGTGATTTTGCCGCCGCCACCGGTTCCGCCGGTGCCAGCCGCTCCGCTTGATGCAGCGCCACCGCCGCCTCCCCCGCCGCCGGGAAAGCCGCCGTTGCCGCCGTTTGCTCCTGTGCCAGCGCCCGAGCCTGCGCCCCCGCCGCCCCCGCCGCCACCGCAAAGTTTTCCTGTGCCGCCAGACGCCCCATTCGTGCCGGTGCCGCCGGGCGCGGTGCCGCCAGACGCCCCGCCGCCGGTTGTGTAGGCATTGCAGATTCCGCCGGTGCCGCCCGTGACCGCGGCTGCGCCGGTGTTTACCGGACCGCCGCAACCTCCCGCGCCGCCGCCATACATGGAGCTGCCGCCGTTAATTGCCGCCGCGCCAGACGTTGAGCCCGCTCCGCCCGCGCCACCGTATTCGGCATTGCCGCCGCCACCGCCAGACGAACCGCCACCTGCGCCCTGGCCTGCGATGGTGAGGGCTAAAGCACCCGAGCCGGGAAGACCGCCCGAGGAGCCTGCACCCGTGCCCAGTGCGCCAGCGCCAGCAGAACCGCCGCCTCCGCCGCCTCCGCCACCCGCGCCGGTGCCGCCACTCATTCCACCGCCGCCACCGCCCGCGAGAACAAACGTCCCGAAGGTCGAGTTGGTGCCGTTGGTCGCGCTGGTGCCAGCCGTTTGGCTGCCGCCTGCGCCACCGGATGCGCCGGTGCCGACTGTGATTGCGACGCCGCCGGTTGGTAGGTCCGCCGCGTTAAAATACTTTTCCACTCGCGCACCGCCTCCGCCCCCGCCGCCCCCGGCCCTTTTTCCGGTCGCGCCGCTGAGTGATGCTCCGCCGCCACCTCCACCTCCCTCGCCGACAGCAACCACCCACACCGCTTTTGCGCCGCTCGGCATGGTCCACGTTCCGTTGCCCGTGAAAGTCTGAACGTCGGTCGTGGTTCCACTGGCTCCCGTTGGGCCGGTTGGCCCCGTCGGTCCCGTGGGGCCCGTCGGTCCCGTCGCTCCGGTCGCGCCCTTGTCGCCCGTTCGGCTGAAGTTAATCAGACATACCTCGTCGTTGCTCGGCAAGGCACCGCCGAAATACGTAACACCAATTTTTCGGTAGCCGATTGCGGAGGTTACGCTGTTGATTTGCCAGACGTTGACCGTGATATCCGAGTTCCCGTCGCTTTTGATTTCCAGGAAACCCTTCACCGTGCTGGTGCTGTCGTCCCAGGAATCGAGATACGTCGTCCAATCGTTTCCGTAGGTATCCGAGGTGCTGATGAAAATCTGAACTGCTGAACCGATGGTTGCGTTGTCGTAACGGAAGTGACCGCTAGTCGGGTCGGAATCCGTGGTCGTGGTGCTGAAAATATACTTGAGCCCGCCCTTGTCGCCCTGTGCGCCGGTTGCACCCGTGGGACCGGTTGCGCCGGTTGCGCCCGTGGGACCGGTTGCGCCCGTGGGACCCGTGGCACCCGTCGCTCCGCTCGCGCCTGGGGAACCGTCAAGCCCGTCCACGCCGGGGTCGCCCGAAGGACCGGTCGGCCCCGTTGGGCCAGTCACACCGCTCGCACCAGTTGGCCCCGTTGGTCCGGTTGGGCCTGTGGCACCTGTTGCTCCCGTGGCACCCGTCGCTCCAGTTGGACCCGTGGGCCCCGTTGCGCCTGTTGGACCCGTGGGTCCCGTCGCACCCGGAGACCCGTCGAGCCCGTCCTGTCCAGGGTCGCCCGTTGGACCCGTTGGGCCGGTCGGACCCGTCGCGCCGCTGGCACCCGTGCCGCCCGTCGGACCGGTCGGGCCTGTCGGGCCGGTTGGACCCGTGGGGCCGCTCGCGCCTGTTGGGCCACTCGCTCCGGTCGGGCCTGTCGCGCCAGTGGGACCCGTCGGGCCGGTTGGCCCAGAGGGACCCGCCGCCCCCATCGCGCCGTCGAGGCCGTCGATGCCTGGAGTGCCCGCGCCCGTGGCACCCGTCGGACCCGTCGGGCCAGTTGGACCCGTTGGCCCCGTCGCGCCGACGCTTCGCACGTTGCCGCTCGAGTCGTAGGTCGCGCAAAAAGTGAACGTCTCTTCGACGGCGAGAACCACGCGTTGCAACACGCGCAAGTTGGCCCCGTCAACGAACGTGAAAAGCAACGTGACGGGCGCGCTGTCGCTGTTGAAGACCGTGACCTCTTTTACGATGCGTCGCGTAGCAGCCGCAGGAGAAGAGACGACAACGACGGGTGTCGCGCCGTTCAGAGTTCCGTCGAGCGACCCCTCGGTAAAAGCTGAGCCCGTGTCATCGGACCAGTGCGAGGTCCAGTCGGGGTTTGTGGATGCCGCGGCCCCGGTCATTTCGACCGTGACCGATTTGTTTACTGTGTCAAGAATTAGTAGGTTCATCAGCCGCAACAGTTAGAAAAAAACCACGCCGCCGCCAAGGTGGAGGACGAGACGCTTGAGCCGGACGGACCCGTGGGGCCCGTGGGGCCAGTCGGACCCGAGGAGCCCGCCGCGCCCGTTGCCCCGGCCGCACCAGTCGGACCCGTGGGCCCAGTGGGACCGGTCGTTCCGTTTCCGGATGCGACCGTGGCCTCGAGCTGAAAATCTGCGAAGAGGCCGGAGCCCGAAACCGTGTCGGCGTTCAGAGTGAGAGCGCCCGTGGTCAGTGAGACCAGCGGACCCTCGACAAAAAGCGTGGGGCGACCAGAGACAGTCGCGCGGACCCGCGTGCCGGGCACAAGCGTGAAGTCGGTGATTCGCAGGCGCAGGATAAAAGTTTTTGCTCCCGTGCTGAGCGTGACCGCGGTCGGGCTTGAGTTGAGAAACTTCGACGCCATCAGACGGGGCGCTTGAGAATCGAGTTGAGGATGTTTCCGGCACCCGGGGCGGGGCCACCGGTTGGACCCATCGGCGTGAGATTCTTGACGCGGCTCTGCGCGAGTTTATTCTGCACGCTGGGCGCGGGCTGGCTCATGGGCGGCGGCGTTGCGGGCGGGAGCTGGGCCCCCGCGATAGGAGCGGACGCACCTGCGCCGCCGGGGACGTTCCCGGCACTCGTGGCGGGAGAGTTGGTTGGCACGGAGTCGAAGGGCGGCGCGACTTCCAAAAGTCTGCCCTGCTGGTCGGCCTCTTGCAGGTCGCCGGGGTGCATCGCCTGCGTGTTGAAAAGCACGTCGGTTTTCTTGTCGATGGAATGGTAAATCCCGAAGCCAGCGGCGACGAGAGGCTGCGCGTGTTTCACGACGGCGAGGACGGCCGGGTCCTTCGACTTGTCGGGCGCAGAAACCGCCGCCGGGTTGCCCTTGGCGACCTGAAAAATCAGCGGGTTGTCGAGTAGCTCGGACGGCAGCGTCTCGAGCAGCGCCGCGGGATGCATTTCGAGGCGCGGTTCTCCGGCGGAAGGCTCGGTGGGTTCTGTGGGTGGCTCGGCTGGCGCGGCTGCGTCTGGCGTCCCGGGCGGGAGCGGCGCGGCTCCGGCGGCTTGCACGTCGGCGGTCGTGAGAGAGAGTGGTGCGGCTGGCATAACAGGTTAAGAGGTGCGGCGTTTGGGTTCGGCGTCAACGTCCGGTGTGATGTCTTCGAGTTCCCCGTCCTCGTCTCGCGCGGGCATGAACCGTTGCGAGCCGTTGACGAGCACCGTCATGTCTTCCGTGGTGAGCCCGAGGTCCTCGAGCGTGATGTCTTTGTGTGGGGTGGTCATTTTTTCTCCTGAACGTCGCTCGCCTCGATGGTCTTGGCTTTCTTGGCGGCTTTCGGCTTTACGTCCTCGGGCGTGATAGTGAATTGGCCTTCGGGACTTTTGGTCGTCCGGTCCAACAGAGTGTTGTAGTCGGACTTCGCTTTCCCGGCGGCAGCGGTCCACCCCCTCTTTTCCCAGCGGTCCTTTTCGGCAAACCAGATGATGGCCTGCAAGGCGTCGGCCTTGATGCCTAGCTTGTCCGCGGCGTTCTGAAAAACGTCCTGGCCGAAGTAAAACTCTGGGTCGGCGACGCCCGTTTCGTTGGACGGCTGAATTCGCCAGGGCTTTCCGGACCCCTCGTTCGCGAGGCGGTGCAGCGTTCGCATGGCCCACACGTCGATGGTTGCCTTGAAGGTTGTCCCCGCAAGGTTGCCCGTGAAGTTCGGCGTCTTCGGGCCCTCCACGCCCTCGAGCCAGGAGCGGTCCAGCACCTTCATCACGGCGCGCGAGTTCATGCCGAACTTTTTGCCGTTGGCCTTGGTGGGAATAAGATTGTTCTTTTTCTGCCACCAGCTCATGAAGGATTTCTTGTCCGCTTTCGCACCCTTCTTGCCCGTCTCGGCCGTGAACTCCGCGAGGTCGCCGTCCGCGAATTTCTTCTGGCCTTCCCGATACTTGGCGAGCATCCCGTCGTAATCCCCACGCTTGAAACGGTTGTAGGCCTCGAGCGCGTCCTTGAAGTTCGGGCCCACGCCCTGCTGCGGCGAGGTTGCGCCCAACAGCTCGGCGAAAAACTTTGAGTCGTCTCCGAAAAAGTGGCCGACCTTCTCGCGGAAGCGGGAATACCAGAACTCACCCTCGGCGATTGCCGGGTCTTTCTTGGCCTCGTGATACTCGTGTTCCAGCTTGTCTGCGAGCGCCTGCTCGAATTCTTTCTTGCCCCCGGACTTCTCGGCGAGGTCCGACTTGAGAAGGTTGTAGGGCCGGGAAACGGGCAGCGGCTCGCCGTCCCACTCGGCCAGATAGTTCCCGTTCTTGTCCTTCCGGAACTCGAGAGGGTGCGCCTCGGGAAAGTTTTTGCTCTTCGCGATTTTGTTCTCGACGAAGGCATTGTATTCCGGCGTGCCAGGAATTTTCTTCTGCGTGACGTGCTCGCCCGTGCGCGCCTGGGCGATGCGTTCCTCGGGAACTTCCCCGCCGCCCTTCTCAGGCGCGGCGCTGAAAGAATAGTCCGCCTTGTTTCCGAACTTCGCGTCTTTCACAAACACGCTGTTGCCGACGCTCACGGCCTGCGAACCGGACACCACGGGTTCCTCGGTGCCCTTCTCGTAAAAGTAGGAGTGCTTGGTCGGGTTGTAGCCCGCCTCGGTCCACTCGGGCCCGCTCGGAATCTCGCGGCTAGGGTTGTATTCGCCTTCGACCGTCGCGATGGGAAACTTGGCCGCGCCCGCCCGGATTTTTTCCGCGCCCTTTTCGTTCGAGAAAAAGGTCGGGTTGTCCACGGTCGCGATGCTGTCGTAGCCGATGCGTTTGCCGACGTTTCCGCCCTTGGCTTTTTCGTGGACCGTGATGACATACGTCCCGCTCCGCGTGTAAGCCGGGATGTCGATGCGAAGACCGACGGGCGTGCCGGGCTTCAAATCGCGCGCGGCTCCAACGAGCGGTTTCTTGTCCTCGCTGAGCGCCGTCGTGATTTCTTTGTCGGTCGGAACGCGGCTCGGGGAAAACCGCATGTCCGTGCTCGTCTTCCGGAACGTGCCCACGTTGCCCGTCGCCGATTTGATTTGCTCTGGCTTGAAGGCGATGTAGTGGACGGTGTCTGGCTGCAACTGCATGCCCTTGAACTTGTCGCTCACCGTCTCGTCGATGATGCCGTCGAAGCCCGCGGCCTCAAGTGCTTCGCGGACCATCTGCGAGCGAACCAGCTTGCCCGTTTCCGGGTCCTCCGCCATGAAGTGTTCGCTATCTCGAATGGTCTTGATTAACTGGCTCGCCGTGATGTGGTCGTAGTCAACGGTGTTCCGGATTTCCTCGAGACCCGCGTAGATGTCCGAGTCATATTGGATGCCCTGTTCTTCGAGGCTCTTCAAAAACTTGTCCAGCGTGCCCGTGCCGCGAAAGTTTGTCGTGAGCCGGGTCTCCTCGACACCGCTGACCCTCATTCCGACGCGGAAAGGTTTCTTGATGGCGAGGTAGGCGGGAATCACCGCGCCCTCGTGCTGGCCCGCCACTTGTTTCTTGGCCTGCACCAGAGCTTCGTCCCGGGAAATGTCTTCGTGGTCCTGCTGGATGCGGTCGGCGGTCTCTTCGATTCGCTGCGTGAGGTCCGGGCCCTCTCCCGCGTAGTTCCGGCCCACGTCCTCGGCGCTGCTCGTGAAGTAGTAGCCCTTGCCAAAATCGTTGTCGAGGTTGCCGCGGTCCGGCTTGAACTCCGTGAACTCGTGCGTCGTGCCGTGATAAACGACGAGCGGGTCGCTCGGCTTGTAGGGGTCCACGACCTCGGACTTGCCGAACCACTTCTTGAAGTAAGGCGACTCCGTGCCCTGCTCGACCCACGCCTTGCGGGCTTTTTCTTGCGAGGCTTTGCTCGGCTCCGCGCCTGCGAGGGCAGGAGAAAAGGAGTCCTGCACCTTCTGCTCGGGGTTGATGCCCGGGGCATACGTTTTCTCCGTGCTGACGTGATGCGCTCCCTCGGGGATGTTCGCCTTCGCCGTGGCCTCCTCGGGTGACGTGGCCTGCACCTTCTGCTTGATGACCGTCTTGCCTTCCTTGCGCGGTTTCCAGATGACGTCGTAAGGCCGGGTCTCGCCCTCGGAGTTGACCGGGGTGGCAGCCTCTTCTTTACGACGCACAGAAAAACGGTCTTCCGGCCGAATGCGGTTCACGACGTCGATGCCCGGGACGTAGGTGCTCGCGCCTTTCTTGATGTCCGCCGCAGTGAGCAGGGCATCCGGGACGGAGAGGGGCTCGCCGCCGCCTTCCAGTTTTTCAAACCGGCCACCGAAAATTTTATTGCGGATTGCGATGGGCTCCGGGGCCACGACCATGCCCTCAACGTGCTCGATGCCGTCCTTCTGGAGCTGCGCGAACATCTCTCGATAGAGGGCCTCGCCCAAACCTTTTCCGCGGAATTTCTTTTCCACGTTGGTCATTGCAACGTCGGCCACGTTTGGTCGGGTTTCGGAAGTGGTCGCGTTGAGATAGCCGACGGACTCGCCGTCCTTCTTGACCACGACGGTCCGGTCGCCCTTGTCCCCGATGAACTTGAAATCGAAGCCCTGCTTTTCCAGCTCCTGGCCCTTCGCGGTCGCGGGAGAAAAGCTCTGTCCCTCCGCCAGGAACGGAGGCTTCGCGCCCTCGAACTCCGGGCTCCGCTTGATGCCAACCTTCGCGCTCGCGATGCCCTGAGCGGCCTCCCATGCTTCGCGGAAAAACTGGCCCTTCATGATGCTCGCCATTGCGCCGTCCATGTCGCCGTCCGCCATCGCGGCCCGGCCTTCGTCGTTCGCTTTCTTGGCGTAGTCGGCGAGCGTGGCGAGGTCAGCCCTGTCGGTCAGCCCGAGACCAAGGCGATACGCCTCCTGCGTCAGGCCGCCCTTGAAATTCTGCGCGGTCTTCGTCCACTCCTCGGGAGGTTGGTCGAGGATTTCCTTCGCGTCGTCCACGGTCTTGACGGAGAAAAAGCCCGCGGCCTCGCCGGGTCCGAGTTTCTTTCCGCCGCGCAAATCTCGCTCGACTTCTTGCTGCGTCTTGCGCCGCTCGATTTCCGTGGGCGCGACACCGGCCTTGCGTTTTTCCTCGAGACGCCGGGCCACCTCGGCCTTGACGTCGTTGACAGAAAAACCTGCGCGCGCGATGTCGGTCGAGCCTCCGCTTCCTGGCACATCCGGTCGTGGGGTGACGGACTCGATGTTTTTCAGGTTGACGTTCTCGGTGACCTCGATGAGGTTCCCGACGGGCGCACCGGCGGCGCGCAGTTCGTTTCGGAGCGGATTAACTTCCGCGATGCTGCGGATTCCCGCCACGCCTTCGATGGGTTTGAAGGTCGCGCGCTGCACGTCGGCTGCGGTGAATCCTGCGGGCGTCGCGGGTTTGCGGCCTTGGGCCTCGGCGAGCAGTTGGCCCTTCACGTTGCCCGGGATTTTGCCTTTCGTCTGGCGCGGCGTCTCCGGGATGTTCAGACCCTGCACGAGGTTCAGAAAATCCGTTTTCTCCGGCGTCAACGTGGCCGCGGGACCGCGCGGGTCCTCGGGCGGCAGGCTCACGCCAATGTCGGTCGCGGGTCGGACCAGCCTTTCTCCGTCGCCGCGAAAACCGCGGTCCTGGTTGCCCCAGTAATCCTTGAGGTCTTGCACGACCTCATGCCACCCGGCCTCGGTGAGTTTCCCGGCCGCATCCACTTCGTAGGGGAGGGCGACTTTCTTGTCTGCCGCCATGTCGGCGGCGTTCTTCACGTTCGCGAGCACCTTGTCGAGGCTGCGCGCGGTGAGCTGTAATCCGGACTTGCCGGTCTCCTGCCAACGGGTGCCGAAAAGCACCTTCTGATGTTGCTCGCGGATGTCGTCGGGCACACCGCCCATTGCCTCGGCGATGTAAGCCTCTTCTTGCTCGGCCCGGCGGGTTCCGCGCGCGACCGGCTTTTCTGGGCTGGGCCCGCCTTCGCGGACGACGCCCTTGTGGACGATTTCGACCCCGTGACCGTTCGCCATCGAGTCGTTGATGGTCTGGACCGCCGGACGCTGTTCGGGCGCTGCTTTGGCGAGCGCCGTGTCGGCGTTGGTGACCTGGGACCGCTCGGCGGCGTAGTCGAGCTGTTCTTTCGGGGTGACCCGGATGTTTGGGGTGAGATTTTCGGCCGGGGCAGCGGGCGCAGGGCCCGGGGGCGGCGTTGCGGGCTTAGGGGCAGGCGCTGCTGGCGGCGGTTCTGAGGGTGACGGAGGCGCAGCGGCCTTCGGGCTCGTCCTGGGGGCTCCTGGCGCGTTTTCCGGGCCCCGCGCAATCGGCTTCGGCGGGCTGAGCGTGCCTTCCTTGACGCGCTGGGCCATGTCGCCCAGAAAATCGCGCGCTACCTTCAGCTCCGAGTGCCCAGGTCGAACGCCAAGCGCGGAGACGCCGGGTCCTGCTGGGAGTGCTTTTCCCGCAAGCGGATAGCCCATTTTATCGAGCGCGCGGCTGGCGAACTCGGTTGCGCGTTTGACGACGCTGGGGCGGACGCCGCTGAGGTCGGTGGCGTTGAGGACGCGCCCAAAGACTTCTGCGGCAGCCTCTTCGAGAATCTGTTTCTTGTCATATTCGACGGTCCATTGGCTCTTTGGTTTTCCGCCGTTCAACGCGGCGTTGTAAGTGTCTGCAATCCAGGTCTGTTCCTCGGGGCTCCAGGTCTTGGAGATGTGCGACTCAAGGGCTTGCGCGGACGCCGGGTCGAGGCTCTTGAAAGCATGGTAAAGCTCGTGGCCCAGACCGTTGGTCTCGCCGTTAAGTAGCACCTGCACAACGGGTTGGCGCGTGCCGTCCGCGTTGATGCGCTCGCCGCGCGTGGTGAAAAAACCTTCAGCGGCGGCTGCTCCCGCGACATTCGGGACGTGGTTCTGGAACGTCTTGTTGTCCAGGGCGTAGATTTCCACCCCGGCGTCCCGGAAAAACTCCCGCGCCCAGTTCACCACGGACTGCTGGCCGGGCGGCAGGCTCTGGACCTGCTCATTGTGGGCAGCGTCAAGTTTTTGGTCGGTGCCGTAGTAGGGCGAGTCTTTGATGGGCCCGCGGTCCACGGCTTCGAAAACTTTCGACGCGAGCTTTTCCTGCGCTGCCTGTCCAGCCGCGTGTGTGCCCAAACCGAGCGCCGCGCCGCCCGCGCGCAGTGCGCCAGCGCCGCCAATCATGCCGAGCAGGCCCTCGCGCTCCTCCGGCGTCGAGCCGATGAACAGCGGGACGGAAAGAGCCGCGCCTTCAGCCGCCCCCTTGGCACCCTCGAGTCCGATTTTCCCGATGGTCGGGGCCGCGCCTTGGACGGCTTCGCCCACCGCGCCGATTCCCTTGCCCGTGTATTTGAGCAGGGTCGGGGCTGCGAGCCCGATGGCCGCGACGGGGTTGTGATAGATGAGCGCGGCCTTGCCGAGACCGCCCAGATTGCTGGCCGCTTTCCCGGCGACTTCGCCGAGTTTTTCTGTCCCGGCACCGATTTTCTCGATGCCCTTTCCGGCGAGTTCGACAGTGCCACCGGCCGCGCGTTCGAGGACCGCGTTGGTCACCTTCGCGAAGGCCTCCGCTGCCGCGGGGGAGATGGCCTTGCCGAGCAAAAACTTTCCGGACTTGCTGACGACGCCGATTACGCCGCCGACAGGCACCAGGAACATCGGGTCCTCGATGACCGACAGCTTTTTGATGGCTTCGGGGTCGAGCGTGACGCCGGAGGCCTTGAGGCTCTCCTGGTCGGTGCCGAGTGCGTGCGCGAGTTCACCGTTGCCCGCGGCTGCGGCGAGTTCTTTTCGCTTGAAGTCTGCGTCGTAGGCCAGACGCTCACGGATATTTTCCGGGCGCGGCAAAAGTTTCGAGGTGAGCGTCGTCACCCAGTGTTGCTGCGCGGAATCGAAGGCATCGACGACTTCCGCGGCGCGCGCGGCGGTCTCCTTGAGGTCCCCGGCGGAGAGCGCACCAGCGGCTTTTCCGGCGGTAGTGAAAACTTGGCCCACGCCCTTTCCGAGTTCGCCGATGAACTCCCCGGTGCCCTTGACGATTTTTCCAACCGTCTTCGCGGTCTCAATCGGATGAAATGGCGCGGTGGCGACGGCTTTCGCGAATTGGCCCGCAGTCATGCGCTCCTTCTCGCGCTGCTCGTAGGCGTCTTCGACCAGCTTCAGGGCCTGCGGGTCGGCAAGAAGCGCGTCTGTGTTCTTCGCGTAAAACTCGACCGGGTTGAACTCCGACTTGTCTTTCACCAAGTCTTCGACCTTCGAGGACTTCAGCTTGGCGATGTCGTAGCCGCGCGATTCACCTGCGGGAGCCGCCCCGGCAAAGGGGTCCGCGGTTTTGACCTCAGTCGCTCCTGCGTATGGGTCCTCCGGGGCCTTCTCGGGAATCATCGGCTGCGGCGGGGCCTCTCCACGTCCCGCGGGGGTCGCCGCAAAAGGCGGGAGGATGTTCGTCGTCAGCGCCTGGGCGGCGTAGGGGTTCACCGCTTCGAGCGCGCCCGCATACGGGTCAGCCGCCGATGCTGCGGTCTCGCCCGCCACCGGCAGGAGTGTTTTGGTCTCGGCCATTATGGTCGAAAGTTGGGGTTGACCAGGAGGCGCGGCGGGTTCTCCGTCGTCTTGAAGAACTGCACGTTGCTAGGGACCTCCGCGAGGCTAGAAAAGGCCGGGGCGGAGTTGGATTGTTCGACAGTCGGGCGCGGCGCTTGCGCGGGCGTCGCGGTGGGCACGCCCTGTGCGGCGGCGTGGCCCTCGAGGAGCGCGCGGTGTTCGAGCGGGACCACCGTTCCGGGCGGGAGGCCCGCGGCGCGTTCGCGTTCGGCGTATTGCTTGATGCGAGGAGCGAGGTTCTGCACCTGCCCCTGATAAACCGGGGCGGCGGCTTCGCGCATTTCCTTGCGCTGTTCGGGCGTCAAAATCTGGCCGGTGAGCGCTTGGTTGTAAAAGTTGCGGACCTTGTCCGGGATGCCGCGGGCGTTTTTCGCCGAGGCGTATTCGCCTTCGCGGACTGTCGAGCCGGGGTCGAGGATTTTCATCCACGAGAAAATTGCGGCTTGGTCGCGCAACGGCGTCGGCGGGATGGCCGGGTTCGGGTCGGTCGCGGAGATGAGTTTGTTGTAGGACGCGTCCACCTTGTCGAAGTCGTGCAGCGCCGGGAGGGCGTTGTATTCCTTCGCGAGTTTCTCGGCGTCTGCTGCGCGTTGTTCGGGCTCTTTCGCCGCCGCCTGGGCCTTCGCTTTGCCGAACTCCGCCAGCGTCTGAAACTGAATCGCCTGGAGTTGCTGGTGCGTGAGCGCTTGGTCCGTGCGGAGCCGCAGTTCGTGGTCGTATTCGGGCGTCCCGGGCTTGAGTTCGCGCGTCTGGTTTTTCGCGGTCTTGACGGCGACCTGATATTCCTCGCCCTTGTCTCCCTTGAGGCGGAGATTCGTTTCGTAGGCCGCGCGCTGTGCGGGCGTGCCTTCAAAAGCGTTGACCTGTCGGTTGACCCAGGAGTCAAACTCCTCGGGCTTCGCGCCAGTGAGCACTTCGAGCTTCGGTGTGGCGGTCCCGAAAACCTGAATGGCCGCGAGTTGGTTCTGGCGATGCTGGTAGGCCTCGCGCGCGGGAAGTGCCACGGACGGGTCCGGGTCGTTCAACTGGTTCAGCAAAGTCTGCTGCGTGGTTCCGCCCGTCGTCTGCGCCTTCGTGAGTTCGCGTTGAAGCGGGCGCACCTCGTTGATGTCGATGTTCGCCTGTTCCGCGGCGGATTTCGCGGCGACGTTCTGCGCGGCCTCCGCTTCGTATCCGGACGTGCCGACGGCTTGGCGGCGTTTGATGTCTTCCGCGGTGATGACGCCCGTTTTGTAGGCGTTCATGAAATCCTGGAACTCCGGCAGGTGGCCGAGCGAAGACACGTTGACGGGCGGCTGCGTGTCAACGGTGCCCGCGATTCCTGCGGACTGGATTTGGGCTGGGACTAGGTCTGCGATGCCGGGCATAAAAGGTTACGAGTAGGCTCCACGGAGGTTTGCAATCGCTTGGCCGGATGTCACGCCGCCAGAGGCTGCGCTGGGCCCGCCGAGGCTGCCGCCGTATGCGCCGAGAGCCGACGTGGCGAACTGGCCTGCCGCTCCGATGTAGGCTGCGTTTGCTTCGCCTTGCGCGAGGGCTTGCTGCGCGGAGACTGCGCCGCGTTGGCCACGAATCTTCATGAGCGCGTTGCCCCGGTTGATTTGCAGGTTGGCCGCTTCTGCTCCGGTGAGTCCGGCCTGCGGGAGGTTCTGGTCGCCGATGCCGAACGTGGACGCCGCGATGCCGCGCTGCGTCGCTTCGCTCTGGCTGATGGTCGGGAAAATGGATGACAGGATTTTCGCGCGAGACTCCTGGAGACCGGCGGCGGTGCCCGCGAGGCTCTGGGCTTCCTGCTGGCGCTGGGCTTCGAGCGCGACGCCCGCGCTGCCGAGCGCTTGGTAGAGCCGCCCGCCGACGGTGCCCTGCGTGGGCTTGAGTCCGGCTTGTGCGCCCTGGCTCACGCCTGCGCGGACCAGCTCCGCCTGAAATTCGGGCGGAAGAGTAGCGCCTTGCGCCAGCTTTTCCTGCGCCTTGCCTATGATTTGGTCCTTGAGTTTCTCGAGCCCTTCGCTGGGCTTGATGTTCTCCTCGAAAAGTTGCTTGGCAACCTGGACAGACTCGCGGCTCGCTTCGGGTTGCTGCGCCTGCGCGAGTAGCTGTTGCTTGCCGAGCTGACGCATCTGCGCCAACTCCGGGTCGATTTCTTCCTGTAGCCGGATGCGTTCCTTCGCGCGGTTGCGCTCCGCATCGACGGAGGCTTGCTGCACCTTGTCGTAGCCGAGTTCCTCGCTGAGGATTTTCTTCTGGCCCTTGAGGGCAGTCTTCTGCGCGCCCGCGGCCTTGTCGGCGGCTTTCTTTTTCGCGTAGGCTGACCCGGCGGCGGCAGCCGCGGCTGCCCCGGCCACGACTAATGCAGTTACCACACCCATCTATTTATCCTCCAACACTTTACGTTGCTTAGTCAAGGTTCGGTGGCAATTCGAGCACACCACTTGACATTTTGCGATTTCGTCTATGCAGGCCGACAGGCCATATGACGTGCCATCGCACCCGATGTTAAATCGCTTTTCCCTACCCGGAAGGTGGTCCCAGTCTAAACACTCAGCGGGGAACATCCCACCGCAGATGTAGCAGCCCCGCTCGACCTTCAGAAGGTCAATCTTCCTCCGGGTATCCGCCCTCTTCTCGGCCTCTCGTATCCCCACCTCGGGGTTCTCGGCCACCCGTCGATAGCCCTCTTCCCGCTCCCGCCATTCGGGGTCAACCGCACGTCGAAGTCTGCGCCCCGTGTTCTCTTTCTCCGCCTGCGCCCCCATCCTCCACTTCCGTCGATTGGCATTGATGCAATCTCCGCAGCAAGCCGACGGGATTTTGCTGCCGTGAGAGTTCTTCATTGGGAACTCACCCGATTCTTTCTCCGCCCCACATTTTGTGCAGATTTTTGTCATAACGCCAAGCGTAAATGAATCGGCGAGGGCCGTCAACTTTCCTTCCTGAACGTCTGCTCTAGCAGCGAAAAACCTCGCGACTCATAGAGCTTCTGCAACCCCGCGCCCATGTGGGCGAAGTGGACCATCAAAATCTCGCTGCACCCGCGTGCTTCGGCTTGCTCTTCGAAGTGGTCGAGGAGCATCAGGCCCGCGCCGGTTTTCCGGAACTCGGGCAGCACATACCAGAACATCTCCGATGCCGTGAGCACTCCGGAAAAGGGGTCGTTCAAAAACGAGGCACCGAGGGCCGCGATTATTTTCTGGTCGCGCGTCACGGGGCCGGAAGACCACACGACGTAAATCTCGCCATAGCCGGAATCGAGGAGGCTGCCCCACGCATTGGCAAACGAGCACTCACTGAAGGCCGCGCGGCCCACCTCTTCGGTGAACGCGTGCCCAATCGGGAACAGGAACGGGAGCTGGTCTGATAGCAGTGGTGTGACTTTCATGATTGCACGTCAAAGAAACCTACGTTGATGAGCCGGGCCGTTTCCTTGCTCTTGCCGAACGCCTCGAACGGCCAGCGGCTGTGCCACTGTGAGCAGGGGAAACAAATGCACTTGTTGAACTTCATCTCCGCGAAATGAACCTGCTCCCACGCGTCGGCGTTCTGCATGTCTTCGCGGAGCATCTCGTAGATTCGCTTCTTGGACTTCCCCGTCTTGAGAACGTCTCCGTCCGTGGGGAACCCGAGCCACTGATATTTTCGGTGAATCCAAAACGCGGTGCCGCCCTTGCAGTCCTGCGGGCGGCTCAGGTAAAGGATGTAGGCGAACGGAGAAAAAGACTCGTCCGTGTGAATCGCGTTGTTCGGCAGTTCGTCCGCAAAGTTCATGCGCGCGAGGCACAGGTCGATGGTCACCGGCTTTTTCAGCCCGGCCTCGAGGTGCGGCCGAATCTCGCTCGGCGGGCGGACGTTGACGTGCTTGTAAATCTCTCCGTCGCTGTGCCGGATGTTGTAGAACTCCTGGGCAGCCAAAAAGTCCCGATACGCCTCGGCGTTCGGCAGAAAATCTTCGAAGGTTTGAACTCGAAGTTCTTTCCAGCTCATACTTTCACCAGTGACCAAAACCAAACGGTCGGTTGGATATTCGGGTGTCCCTCGGCCACGCCCGTGTAGTCGCCCCAATCGGTGAGAGAAAGCTGGCGGCTCGTGATGAGCTGCGTCCCGGCGGGCCCGTCGCCTGCCGTGCCGTCGTGTGTCCCGTCGCTTCCGCCGTCGCCGTTCACCTCGAAATAATTCGGCGGGATGATGGGCGGGAGGTTGATGGTGTCCGCGTTTTTCCCGCGGTGTAGCTGGACCGTGTTGCCGGAGTGCAGCGCGGTCGCGTGTCCCGTCAAGTGCGTGTGCTGCTCGATTTGCGCGGACGTCAGGACCACCGTCTCGGAGCCGTCTTGTTCGCCGGAGTCGCGGGGCGTGATGCCGCTGTCGGTCGCGAACACGTCGGTGCCGTCTTGCGTCGCGACACCTAAAACTTTTCCACGGACGGTCTGGTCATCCTTACCGAGATACTGCCATCCGGGATTGAAAGTGAGTGCGTCAGACAGGAGCGACTGCGCCACGAACTTGATGTCGCCCGGGCTTCCGCTAACGGTTCGCCAGGAGCCGCGTTCCCAGTGAATCAGTGCGTTGATGCTCGTGTCCCAGAATTCTTCCAGGTCCACGGGGTTCGTCGGACGCTGAGCCGTCGTGCCGCTCGGGGGCGGGTTCACCAGCGCGCGCCACTCGGTGCCGTCGAAAGCATACCAGCCGATGGCCCGGGTTTCGAACGTGCGAAGCCAGAGCGTGGGGTCGCCGGGCTGCGGCGGGATGGCCGGAGTGTTGGGGCCGATGACGAAAAGGTTGAGGGACGCGCTGATGTCGAGCGGAACGTATTTCCCCTGGTTGATGTCGAAGACCCACCACTGCGTGCCACCCTTGAGCCAGGGGCCGACGTTCGAGCTGGGCTCGGAGTCGCCGACGACGAAAAATTCGGTGCCCTGCGGCGACTGGATTTCCATGCGCTCGACAAGTGCCTCGAAGAACTCTTGCGGGTTGCCCTTGAAGTCGGGCGGGAGTTGCGCGGCGACGATGACGAGGTTGGTCTTAAACAGTGACATTGGCTAATGGGGTGGGAAGCGTCTCGCCGAAGTTCGGCTCGATGCCCGTCACCTTGTAGTAATAGGTGCCCGGAACGAGCCCGACGTCAACATACGAGTTTTCCCCCAAATTGCTGGTGAGGAGGGTGAAAGGCCCGGCGGGGTTGGTCGCCCGGTAAACCACGTAGCTGAACACATAGCTCACCTGGGGCCAGTTCAGGGAAACGTCAGTGCCCACGACAATCGCCTCGAGAGAGTCCGGGCCGGGGCGACGGAAAACGGGCTCGATGTCGATGTTGCCCGCGGCGGACGCGCCGGACCCGCTCAACGGGATGGGCAGCTCGCAGATGCCGGGGCTCTTGTAGAAGAGCGAGATTGCCCGGCGGGTAATCGGGCGGAGAGAATTAAGGTTGTTCATTGGCGGCGGCTCCGAGGCTCACGACCAACGGCAGGTCCGCCTCGATTTTGTGGGACGCCTTCCGGGTGGCCACGCAGAGCGCGACCTTGTCGGCGTCCGCCTGCGAGATAATGCTGCGGCCCTCGCCGACGGCGATTTCAGTGAAGCCCTGGTTTTCAACCGCGGTTGAAATGCTCGAAGTGAACTCGAGAACGTCGTGCGACAGGTCTTCTTGCGCCTGGGCGGTGTTGTCGGCCTCAGAAGCCGCCCCGTCAAAGCGGACCACGTTTTCCTCGGTCTCGTTCTCGCAGTTGTCGGTCCGGAGGAGGTTGTCGCGGGACATCATCGGCTCATAGACCATTTTCACGGCGTCCACGGCGCACGGACCGCTGCCCGCGACGAGAACCTGGAAGGCTTCGTCGAAGAATTCGCCCCACGGGGATTCGATGCCGCAGGAACTTTCGGTCTGGTTCTCGATGAGGTCCTTCGCGTCTTCGGTGCGGATGATTCGCGACTGTTTCTTGAACCCGAAAATCGTCGTGTTCATGTCGATGACCATGTCAGGGCGGAAGCAGCCCTCGGTGGCCTTGAGGCGCTGAGAAAAGATTCGCTTGTATTTCCCGCGGCGCGCGCCCGCCCAGAAAACTCCGACGTCCACGTCGCCCATCATTTCGGACAGGTAGATGTCCGCGTAGCGGAAGTTTTTTCGACGCAGCACGTCGCTCGGGGGCCCGAAGTAGCCGCGGGTCTCGAACCACCAGGAAATCGGGCAGGACTCGTCGCGGCGGTCGGGGTAAAAGGCCTCCCACAGCCGGTTGACGCCGTCGTAATCGGGCGAGATGAAGAACATTCGCTCGCGACCGTGGACCTCGATGTTCAGCCACTCCACCGGGCGCGTGCCGGTCCAAAAGCTGTTCCACGTCGGGGGCAGGTCCTCCTGATAGTTCTGACGGACCGCGTTGTCCATGACCCAGGTGTGCCGGTTGAAAATGTCGCCGTAAGGAACGCTCAGGAGGATGTAGTTTTCGAACGTGCCCGCCGCGACGCCCGAGAGGTCCTCAGACAGCCGGGACTTGCTCTCCATCATTTCCGAGTCGCGATAAGGCAGCTTGCTCGTCAGCTTCGCGTGTTCCGCGGAGTCGAGGGAGCAGAGGCCGAAAGACGAGAACCACCAGAGCATCCCCTGCTGGTCGATGA